TAAATTAAACAAAAAGTATAATATTTTCCTATATTAATAGGAGTACTACGTTCTGTATACAAAGTAGTGTTGTTTACTCTTCAATTTTTGTAACTAAATCGATTTAAAATTTTAGTTTAGTATTAAGGAGAAATTATCATGCCAAGTATTAACTCACAACCAGTGCTCCCCGGAGTGTACGACCAGGTTCAACAACAGCTATTAGCATCTGTAACAGGAGGTGTAAGAGTTACTGCTTATATTGGAACAGGTCGCTTGACAAATTTAGTTACAGGTGAATCTGTAATTCGTGGATCAGGTAATCTGGATGCACTTCTTCATTCAGCCGTTGCTTTTGATGGTGTTACTATTACTGATCAAAATTTTGCAACATACGCATTAGGTGTTGACTATTCTCTTAGTGGCCCATTTAGTATCACAACTGTAACTGATGGTACTCATTTAATTGTTTCTTCTACAACTGGGATGTCCTCTGGAAATACTATTACTCAAGGAACGGCTACTACAGATATTGTTACAGTTACAGATGGTACTCATTTAATTGTTTCTTCAACTGTAGGATTTGTTGCAGGTGTTGCTTTGAACACATCTATCGATGGAATTAATTGGCTTACTGGCGCTATTTCTTTAACGGGAACCACAAGTGATCCTTATGCAGGTCTTAGTGGAAAAACTTTCCAACTTTCAGTCGCAGGTGGCCCAATTCAAACAGTTACTTTCTCAACAGAAACGACCGCTGATCAAGTTGTTGCCACTTTAAACGGTTCTCTAGTTGGAGCTATTGCATCCACATCTGAAGGTCCAGTTGTCCCACCTCTTGCTACAGCATCTACTTATGCTGTTATTGCAAGTAGCGCAATTACAAATACTGGTGCTACAACTCTTACTGGAAATGTTGCACTAAGTCCAGCTGGTTCTATCACAGGTTCCCCAACAGTTATTGGAACAACCAATAATGGTAACGGGGCAGCAGCCACAGCTTTAGCTGATGCTAACACAGCTTATACAGCATTTGCAGCTCTTCCTGGTGCAACTGTTTTAACAGGTGATCTAGGTGGTCGTACTCTTACTCCAGGACTTTATAAATATAGTAGTTCAGCAGCAATAACAGGAATATTGACTCTTGATGCTGCTGGAAATCCAGACGCTCAGTGGGTATTCCAAATTGGTAGCACACTTGTAACAGCTGCTGCTTCATCTGTTGTATTAATTAACGGGGCTTCTGCTGGAAACGTTTATTGGCAAGTAGGAAGTTCCGCTACATTAGGAACAGGTACATTATTCAACGGAACTATTCTTGCTTTAGCAAGTGTCACTGATGATGGTGGATCAACCATTATGGGGCGTTTATTTGCTCTTACAGCAGCCGTAACTTTAAATAATACTACAGATACCGTTGTTCCTGGAACTTCTCCTTCAGGTTCAGTTACAATTACGACAACTGCTACCTCTAATTCTTCTCTTACAATTGAAAATGGAACAGCAAACAGTATTCTCGGATTCGTTGCTGGTTCTTTGGTTTCTACTCCTTCTCGTCCAGCACTTGGAGTTACTTACTTTGCCAATTATGAATGGGCAAAAGTTGCAAGTGACTTCACACCTAAATTCTATTTCACACAGAACTTCGCTACTATCACAAATGCAGTTGGTACAGTTGGTGGCGGTGATTCTCAAACCGCAAATATGAATGGAGCTTGGACACTTCCAATCGCAGCACAACTTGCCCAGTTAAATGGAGCAAGCATTGTTTGTTTAATGCAGATGAATCCTGCAGATGGTTCGAATGCTTCTCAGGTTCGTGCAGCTCTTCAGAAACTCTTCATTCCTAATATTAATATTGTTGTATCTTTGGATGCAGCAGACAATGCAATGCTAATCCCTGATCTTACAGCCCATGTTGAGACCGCTTCAAGTACGATTAATCGATTAGAACGAACTACTTTCATCGGGTTTCCAGATGGTACGAATGTAAGTGATACATCAATCGCATTAGGATATGCAACTGCTGCCTCTAGCAATCGTGTGGTTATTGTTAATCAAACGAGCACAACCTATTCAATGTTTATTGGTACAGCACAAACTGCTTCAGTGGTTAACGGTACAATGATGGCTGCAGCATTGGCTGCTCTTCGTACAAATCCAGCATTTGATGTTGCTCAACCACTGACTCGTGAGGTTGTTTCTGGTATTTCCACAACTAATACCTTAGCTCAAGCTGCAAAAGTAATCCTATCAAATGGCGGTGTACTCCTGGTTGATAATATCAGTGGATCTCCTAAGGTTGTATTTGGAACGACTTCAGAATTTGATACAATCCTTAACCAGCTTTACCAGGTTACAGAAATTACCGATTATGTTGCTCAGACACTTCGTGGACTTCTTGATCCTATATTTATCGGCCAAAAGTTATTAGTAAATACTCCTTCTCAGGTTGAAACTGTTTCAGGGGCAATTTTACAAACCATTCAGAATAGTAATATTATCAATTCATTCATTCAACCAACAGCAACAGTGAATCCATTACAACCTACTCAGATTCTTTTACAGGTTGGTATTAATCCTACCTTAGAATTAGACACAATTCTAATTACACTTGGATTGAATCTAGCATAAGAAATAATTAGTAGAAAAATTTAACAAGGCATTTTAAGGAGAATTATTATGGCTGACCTCGGTAATACCATTGCAAGGCTTTCTACATCAGTATCACTTTTCGTACTTCCAAAATCTTTGGATGCTACAACTCTAAACAACCCAACAGCTCTTCTAGCTCTTGCTCAAAACAGTGCTAAGATCGGGGCTGTACAATCATTTACACAAACTCAACGTCGAAATACAGACTTTCGATTTGAATTAGATAGCGATCAACAGGGTAAACCAGTTGAACGGCTTCCTCGTACGGTTGATGAGTATTCTTTACATGCAGATCGCGTTATGCTCTATGTTTCTGATGTTCTAGAAACACTTGGCATCACAGGTGATGATATTGTAAATAATAATGCTCCTATCGGCATCCTGAAGCAGGAAATTGCACCAGCAGGTTCAGGTATCCCAACAAAGTCCACAATCTTCACAGGCGTTTGGATCCACAGCGTAGGCGCAACATACAACATCAATGGTGGCGATCTTCGCGTGATGGAAGCAGTTGATTTTGGCTATACAGGTTCTACGGTAATCGGTGAGCCAGCATAATATAGTAGTTACATAGAATGTAAAGATGCTGTATAATAGAAGTGAAAGAAAAGGAGTCTCATAATGGATCTTACTAATTTTTATAGTTTAGCAAAAGTAGCAAAAGAATTTGATGTAGTGTCTGGTCTTAAAGTTTCTATGCATACCTTGTCTGTTCTCCAGCAACAGCAAGCCTTAGCCGAACTACCTACCTCTCCATTAGGAATTGATACAGCTCTTCGTGCTGTCATTCTCCAACAAGCTCTACTTATCTATGCAATTGATTCTATTAATGGTGAGAAGGTTGATATTAAGTCTGCTAAGGATTTTATTCAAAATTTACAGGCTCCTATTTTTAATGCTATTTATAACTGTTATGATGTTATGGCACAAGAGCAGGATGTCACACTTGTAGAATTAAGTAAAAAAAAACTGAGCTAATCCCCTTCCGCGATCTTTGGGTCGTTGCCAAAGCCCTTCATGTATCTCCCTTTTCAGAATCTATCTCTAATCTTTCGCATGCCGAATTTACATGGGTCTTAATGAATAATTTTAAGGATGATGAAGAGGATTTTGAGAAAACTAAACTATTGTGCCGATTTTTGAATCCAGAGGCTGCAGCCAGTATCTTTGATAAGAAGACTGTAGATGTCACTACGAGCACAGAATCAGTCCTATTTGATCAGATGTCTAATGACTTGAAGGGTAAGTATAGTCCACAAGAATTGGAAGCTATAATGAAAGATCCCAAGCATTATTCTGAACTTGATAGGATTGAACAAGCTTAATATAGGCCCTTTGGCCTATGTACATTCTTATCTACTCCTGTTATAATTAGATCATAGGGAGGTAACAAACATGGTCTTCATATTCATTATAGCAATCATACTTTACGGATGTGTCTTTATTGCTAAGATCTTTAAACTTAGTTATGATACATTCTCTACTATGGTAAATTGGGTATTTATCTTAACTTTCCTGTCTTGGTTTGGTTATTGTGCTATTTCTTAATACATTTTTCTAAGTAGTTCCATCCTAACGTAGTATAATTCCGAGGTATTTCTTTGGCTGATTCTCCTTTATTAGGTCCTAACGGTAAACCCATACAACAGAATACGAGTGCTGATGTTTCGATAAACACTACTTCTGCTAAGGTGGCATTTGCCGATCTTCAGAGAGTTATTGAGAAGTCAGCTAAATCATTTGGGGTTGCTTTTGATGCTTCTACAGCTGAGGTTTCAAAACCTTTAGAACGATTATATAGTCTAATCGGAGATAAAGAGAACGTACGTAGATCACAGATCACTCGTTACAAGAATGAAGCTATTGCAGCTATAGATGCTGAAACTAAGGCCAAAATTGCTAGTATTGAGGAAGCCGCGCGTGCAGGTAAAATGGCGCATGATCAGGCTGAAAGAGAAAAGACCGCTCTTACCTCTAAGTCTAATGCTGAACGAGAAAGTATTGAAAAGAAAACAGCTAAGACATTGGCGCAAGATACCGGTCCAGGTGGTTGGATAAGAGGAAAAACTGCTACAATTGGTGCTACGGTTGGTGGCCCAATGGGTGGGATGATTTCGGGTGCGGGAGAGATGCTAACAAATCCTTATGCACTAGGAGCAATGGCTCTTTTTGAGATGTTTAAAACCAAAGCTGCTTTCACCTCTACAGGTGCTCAGCTTGCCGGTGCAGGATTTAAATTAGGTTCAGGTGCTGGGGTTGGCTTAAATTTTGATCAAAAACTTTTTGGTGCTAATCCTTTTGGCAGATTAAATCAAGCTCTTTCTCAGGGTGAACAACAAGCTATTATTGGGCAGATGTCTGGATCTCGCACAATGATAGGTCAGACACAACAGGCTGGTGGATTTGAAGCAATACGTAATAACTTAGGACTATTTGCTAATATCCTGCCAGATGCCGCTAAAGACATGGAGCTCATGACAGATGCCACTAAGAATTTGGGTATGTCACAGCAGGATATTACTGCTACATTCGCTTCTAGCCGTGTAAATGCTGAAAGACTTAAGATCACACAGCTTGATGCTATTAAGGCTCAGATGGACATGGCTAAGGCTCTACGTAACATCACAAATGATGGTACAGTAGCTGCAAGCACTCTTTATAATATTTCTGGTTATTTGAATTCTATTGCTGGAAATAATGAAGCTGAGAAGGTCCGTATTGGTGGTGCTATTGTTCAGGGTGGTGCTAATCTTACTCTCCCTCAGATCGCAGGTATGTTTGCTTTTACTCATGGTGGTAAGATTCCTGGTCCTGGTGATTTGTTCGGTGAAGGGGGAATGCTAGGTAATAAGGGTACTGGAGTTTTTGGGTTAATGGGAAGCTTCTTAACTAAGGTTGGAAATCAATTTAAAGATCCGACTCAGCGTATGTTCGCTGCTAATCAATTACAACAACAATATCTTCCAGGTCTTCGCTTACAAGATACGCCTAAGTTCTTTGAATTGACACAGCAGATGATGAGTGGGAATATATCTAGTAAAGAGTTTGGTAAACAATTTCAAGCATTAGAAAGTAAGACACCTCAAGTTGCTATGGCTGAAGGCATCAAGACTTTAAGTGAGATTGTTGATCCAATAAAACGGCTTGAGAATGTATTTACTAACTTCTGGTCATTTGTTGATGACAGAATAAATCTCATTTTATCCAAGATTCCAGGTATGTCTTCTTCTCGGATTGGTTCATTTACACCAATTCCTAAAGGTCGTATGAGTCCACGAGATATTGGACGATTTGCAGCTCCTGCTGATTACTATAAAGATCATTAAGGCAAATAAAAATGGCGACAATTTATCCATTAAGACTTAACAATTTAAATTTCTATGTGAATCCTCGTAATATGAAAATTACGAAGGCTGTTAGCTACGGTACACTTCCGACTCAAGGAGGGGTTCAGTATCAGATTTGGTATAACGCTCCTGAAATGCTTATTCTTACAGGTGCTTCTGCTGGACAAACAGCTTATCAAGAATTATTATTTTTAAAACAACAGTTTGAAAATAATAATAAGCTTTCTACTATTTTTTATAAAACTCAGGTTTATCAAGGTTTTATGACATTGCTTGATGTTGAGGCTTCCACAAGCCACTTGAATGAATTTACATATACAGTTAATTTTCAATTGTTATTTGGTCAGCAATTCGCTATAGAAGATTTCTCTATTTCTACAACAAATAATGGACTTGTTGAGGGTGCGATTGGTCGATTAGAGGGTATTCTCAATATTCCATTAAATAAAGTTAGCTCAAGCATTTCAAATCTGTTACAAAAGTTCTAATTTATGACAACCACAAATAATCAGGTAAGTCAAGAATACTTACTAATTAAATGTTTTTTATATAAATATACCCCTGAGTTTAACGCTCAACCTGCAGTAACTAAAACTCTGTCTACATTTATTCCATATGCAATTGAGTTGGATGATACAACGTATTTTACAAAGTATGATATTTCTCCATTCGTTACTTCCTATTCTTTTGAGCAGAGTATTGATGAAACAACTTTTTCATGGGCTGTAGAATTACAAGATCTCGCATTAAGCTATAGTACCCTTAACAATCTTAAGGTTTTTCCTCCTCCTGGCAATCCTATGCGTGGAGGTCTTTCATTCGCAACTAAGTCATCTGATTCTACACTTTTATTAGCTGAATATGAGACAAGTGCTAATAATATTGAGAACAATAATAATGATGTTGGAACTGTTGGTAGCACAAATAGTTCAAATACAACCAATCCTATTTTAGCAGCAAAACATCAAAGAGGTGCGACTCCAGGACCCTTAACTGTTCAGAACACGAATTTATCTGCTGTTCAATCAACAGTTCCTGGACTTCGTTTGAGTGATTTGATTCAAGAATATGATT